GCTTTCAGTGCTTCCGTAACGTTGGACTGCACGGATTTCAGCGATTTTGAGGTGATATTTGAAATATCATTCATGCCAGAATTAACAGCAGAATGGACTGATTTCATCGTTTTGTCTGTCAATATTTTCACAGTATTCAGGACGGTATTCAAATTTTTCTGAATTGACGACAGATTCTTAGAAATCGTATTCGTGGCGGATTTCCAAGTGGTGTTTGTCAAAGAATTGACTGTTGTCCAGACAGAGTTTACACTGGTTTGAACAGCATTTAAATTCTGCGAAATTGCTGTAAAAATACCATTCCACACAGTTGAAGTCTGCGAAGAAATACTATTTTGTGATGTTAAAATCGCATTGCTGACCGCATTCCAGACAGCAGTCACACATGCCTGCACTCCGGACAGAGCCGAATTGATGATTTCAGAAATTCCAGTCCAGCTTTCAGCGACTATCGCTTTGATATTTTCGAGAGCCGTTCTGACCGTCGCACCTGCCTGATTCCAGACATTTGTGATTGTAGTGAAGATAATTTCCATAAAGTTTTTGACGCTCTCGCTGATAACTTCCCAAGCCTGTGCCAAAGTTTCACGGATTTTTTCCATAATAGAAGTCGCAAACTGAACAAGTGTTTCTTCCACGATGCCCTGACTGCTTGTAATTCCGTCAGCCAAACCCTGCATGAAGTCCGGCATCCAGCTCTCGAAGTCTGTCAGAGGTCCTTTGTCCGGTACGGAGAAATGCAGAAATTCTCTGATAGTATCAGCGACACCCGTCACCGCATCAGCAACATTGCCGATACAGTTCCTAATGCCGTTCACGATATTATTGATAATATCTGCACCCCAGCTCCATGCCTCACCTGCAAGATTTTTTACAAAATCGACAGCGACATTGAAGCCGTTCACTATGCTGTCCTTGATACCAGTGACCGTATTGGAAACGGCTGTTTTTACGCTGTTCCAGATATTGGTGACGGTAGTTTGAATGACTGTCATCACATTGCTGATTCTGGTCTTGATATTGTTCCAGATGTTTGAAACGGTCGTGAAAATCGTATTCAGTACACCAGAAACAAAGGTGCTGACCGTATTCCATACACTCGAAATAACCGAATAAATCGCATTCAGCACATTGGAAATGTAGCCGGATATAGTGTTCCATACCGAGGAAACCACGCTCCATATTGCATTCAGCACGGTTGTGATGGTGTTCACATAGTTGTTCCAAGCGGTCTGAATGAAAGTCCATATTGCATTGAGTACCTCGGAAATGAAACCAGATACAGCATTCCACACAGTTATGATAACATTGCGGATTGCATCAAGCACCGTAGTGACCGTATCAACAATGCTGTTCCATGCAGTTTCAAATGTATTTTTTATCGTTTCCAGAATTGGCGTAATAAAGCCAACAATCGCATTCCAGACGGCAGAAATCTTCTCTGCAATCCAGTCCATAGCCCTTGCTGTGAGAATCTGAATCGCCATAAAAATGGTCTCAAACAGATAACCAAAAGCATCCAAAAGAGGCTTGATAGTTTCATAGACAGCAGTCCAGACATTGACAATCGTTGTATAAATCGTGTTAATGATGGTATAAATTGTTGTATAAATTGCATTGAAAATCGTTGCAAAAAAATCATGCACAGCCGTGAAAATTGTAGTGATAAAGTCCCTGACTGCTGTAAAAATCGAAACTGCCGTGTCATGAATAACCGTGACAATTGTCGTAAACGTGGTGGAAATTGCTGTCCAGATTGCCGTGAATGTATCGTGCAGAATGGTCATTCCAGTCTGGAAATTCTCCTGAAAACTGCTCCACAGATTCTTGAAAAATGTAACAATCGCATTCCAGCCAGTTTCCCATGCCTCAAAAAAGCTGTACAGCGTGACTTGAATCTGTTCCCATAAGCCAATCCAGAAGTTTCGGAATCCCTCGCAGTTATTCCAAAGATAAATGAAGGCTGCCACCAATGCCGTGATTGCCGCAATAACAAGAAATACAGGATTTGCAAGGAATGTAGTATTCAGTCCTGCCATTGCAGTTTTTACGAGTTTGATACCGTTGACTACTTTCGGAATTATCGTCAGAATCGTTCCAACCGTGCTGATAACCTTGCCAATCACAATCAGTGCGGGTCCAATCGCCGCCACAACTAATGCAATCTTGACAATGGTTTCTTTCATCTCAGGAGAGAGTGAATTCAGCTTATCAGCAAGTGTCTGAATCTTGGAAACAAGGGCTCGAATGGTCGGCATCAGAATTTCACTGAAACTGATAGCTAATTCCTCAAGCTGTGATTTCAGGATTGTGAGTTGACCTTCGAGGTTATCCTGCATGGTTTCCGCCATATTCTGAGCAGTTCCTTCACAGCCATAGATTGATTCAGTCAGCTTGTCATAATCTTCCGCACTCGCATTGATAATCGCAAGCATACCGGAAAGGTTCTGCTTGCCGAAAATGATAGCCGCATTCTTGAGCTGTTCAGCCTGTGTCAAGCCCTCTTCTGACTGCTCCAGTTCTGAAATAATATCATCATAATCTCTTGCATTGCCTTCGCTGTCAGTCAATTCTACATTGACTGTTCCCATTGTTTCACGGAGAGTATCCATGATTTCTTTCAGGGATTTTACACTGCCGTCTGCATTTGCAAAGGCGGTTTCTCCCGTAGCTACTGCCTGCAATGTCCCTTCCTGTGCAAGAGTTAGAGCCTGTTCTGCTTTTGTCAGTTCATTCTCTAAATCCGTATGTTTTCTTTGTGCTTCAGCCAGATTATTTTCAGCTTGCTGCAAATAAGACATAGCAGTCTGTGCTTTTGCAGAATCTTCTCCGTATTTTGCAACAGCTTCATTATAAGCAATCTGCTTTCTCTCCACTTCCTGCATTTTATTGCTGACAATTGTTGTAGAAGAGGCTAATGCATCAGAACAGCTTTCAAGAGCTTTTTCAGCTTTTTCTATTTCTTCTGGGTCAATTACCTGCTGCATTTCCGTTGTAGCAAGCCCCAGTTGCTCCATTGCCACAGCTTGTGCATTAGTAGGCTTTACCAAATTTACAAGAGCGTTTTTCAGTGAGTTGCCAGCGGAAGAACCCTTGATACCTGCATTTGCCATCAAGCCCAGAGCAATTGCCAAATCCTCCGCACTTGCACCCATTGAACCTGCAATAGGCGCACAATACTTAAAAGATTCACCAAGCATAGATACATTAGTGTTGGCACTACTCGATGCCGCCGCCAGCACATCGGCAAAGTGACCTGATTCTTCTGCACTCATACCAAGTGCCGTGAGTGCATCGGTCACAATGTCGGAAGTGGTAGCCAGTTCCTCACCAGAAGCCGCTGCAAGGTTCATGATACCCTCGATGCCGTTAATCATGTCATCGGCTTTCCAGCCAGCCATTGCCATGTATTCAAATGCCTGCCCTGCTTCACTTGCGGAGTATTTCGTCTGACTGCCCATTTCACGGGCTTTTGCACGGATGATGTTCATTGCCGTTTCAGTGGAGTCTGCACCTTCCTCAAAAGCAAGTCCCATTTCTTCGGCACTTTCCACGATAGCGGGCAAATCTTCATCAGCGACCTTGCCAGAAATCGCTCCGACTTTGGACATTTCGGCATCAAATTCCGCACCAGTCTTGACAGCGAGCGTTCCCAGACCAGCGACAGCACCTGTAACAGGCATCAATTTTTCGCCAACACCTGAAATTTTATCGCCAACTTCCTGCATTTTTTCACCGACAGCAGACATTTTGGAAAGAGCCGCATTGGAATTATTTGCTTCCTGCTGTAATCTCTGTAACTCCTGTTCTGTATCGATAATTTCACGTTGCAAAGCATCGTATTGTTCAGGAGAGATTGGGTTGCCGAACTCGTCAGACACATCTTTTGCAGACTGCTTTAAAGCCTTTAATTCATCAGAAGTAGACTTGATTTCATTTTGCAGTTGGTCATACTTTTCCTGCGAAATTTCACCTTTTGCAAGCTGTTCATCAGCCGTTTTGGACTGTTCTTTCAGGTCGTTTAATTTGGTTTCCGTTTCACCGATTTTCTGCTTGATAGGGTCAAATTTTGCTTTCCAGTCATCATAGTTATCTTTAGTTTGTGCTGCCTGTTCGCTTGCTCTTTTGAGCGTTGCAAGTTTATCGCTTGTGGAAGTGACAGCATCAGCAAGGAGTCTCTGTTTCTGAGAAAGCAATTCTGTATTTGTTGGGTCAAGTTTGAGCAGTCGCTCCACGTCTTTCAACTGAGATTGTGTGCCTTTGATGTCCTTGTTAACACCTTCAAGGGCTTTCGATAATTTAGTCGTATCACCGCCAATTTCAACTGTAATGCCCTTGATTCTGTTTGCCATGCGTTCTCACCTCCTCAGAACGAATCGAAGTCTGATTGTTGTGCCTTATAGTCGTACTTATGTTCATCGTTTTCCTTTTCAATGAACATATCGTTTATCAGCCCGATTGTAAGCAGTTCCAGCTCCATCATGGAAAGCCCTAACTGCTTACATCGGAGCAGAAACAGGGGAGTTGTCATTTCCCTGTCAACTGGACGAGATTTTTTTTTGATTCAGCCTGTGTTTCCACATTCAGTCCCCACAGTTCAATGAGTTTCGGCAGAACTTCATAAATAGAAAAGGTATTGAAGTTTTCAAGCCATTCATCTGGACTGTCTGGTACATGGTCTGGGTCAGCGTGTTTTGCCATGATAAAAGCAATATTCTCGAACACCTCAAGACTTTCAATGTCAAGGTCGGAATTTTCTGCATTGCCGTCACCGACAGACTTCTGCAACTTAGCGAAATCCTTATAGATGTCCCTGCCGAACTTCAGACGATAAAGGCGAGGCACAGCGGCACTCGCCTTGAACGGAACGTCAATATCGTCAACTTTGATATTTTTCTTGATAGCCATTTCAGTTCCTCCTCACTGGTCAGGGAGTGATAGTAGGCATATACACAGCATCATACCAATTGTTGTAGGTAGTTTCATCTGTATTTTCGCAGGTCTTAACCTTAACTTCGCCAGTCGGAAGTGCTGTTGCTTTGAGGGAGAGGGTTTCTGTCTTGACTTCGGTGCTGTCCTCTGTAGTGCTGCCTTCAGTAGCAGGACGGCTTGCAGAGCAACGGTACATCCAGTGACGGATTTTATTCTTATCCCCTTCAAATTCAAAGGCAATCGCAAATTCTGTGAGTTCTGCATCATTGCGTTCTACAAGCACACCATTGCTGTCGAGAGTTTCACCAAGAATATCAGTTGCAAAGTCTGTGGTAACAAGAGCGATTTCGAGGTCACCTTCATAGCCGGAATTGTTATTGATGACATAATATACACCGTTGTCAGCGTAGAAATTTTCAGCCTCACCGTTTGCATCAAGCGAAAGGGAAACTGCACCGGGGATTCTGACAGGAGTTGCAAATGTAGGTGTCTTTCCATCGGCAGACCAACCTGTGATTTTTGCATAGTGTACATTGTTCAGACCGAACTTAACCTTATTCTTTTTGAGAGCCATAGCTCATACCTCCATTTCGTAAAGTACCTCATAGAGCCTTTCGGACTCTATCCATGTTTCGGTTTTTGTGTAGTAGATATTGTGCTGTAACAGCACTTCTTCCACTCTTTCTTCTGTTTCAGGCGATTTCACATCTGTATACAGTTCCACATTGATATCCTTGAAACTGTGATACATCAGATTATCTGCACTGAATGTATTCTCTCTTGGAGAAAGAAAGAGCAGAAACGGCGGATTCGGACTTTCTCCCTCTGCAAAGTGGTGATAAGCAAACGGCAGTCCGATTTCCGTCATCATTTCATTGATTTCTTTGTATGTCATGACAGCTCCTTTGCAATCAGGGATTCTAACAGCAGTTCACCGTTTTTCTCCGCTGGAGCAATGTGCGGTTTTCCTTCCACACGACCGCCTCCACGCTTGGCATGACCATTTTCAAGCAGATGTGCAAGCTGATAGCGGTTTTTGGAATGCACCGTCATTTGCAAGGTGTGACTGTTTTCAGCCGTTTTCTTTGTTGTCCAGCTTTTTGCATACGCACCAGTGTTGGACGGAGCATTTGCAGAGATTTCTTTCTTGACAGATGTTGCAGTCTTACGGACTGCTTTTTTCATAGCAGAATCCGCAAGTTCGCTGTATTCTGACAAGCCTTTCATAACTTCCTCAGCGAGATTGTCAATCGAGGTCATCTTTCGCACCTGCCTTTCTGACTTCACAGGTCAGCTTCATGTAATCCTGCGATGTGAAATTTGGAACGATGCTGACAAGGTTGTACTGCATTCCCCTGAACTGGATTCTATGCGTTGTGGTTGACAGATTCACTGTGTCTGGTGTCTGCCGGATAGTGAATTCAAGGCTTTGCACTTCTTTTGTCACTCCTGCATCTGTTTTCTCGGTAGAACTGTTCACGGAGTTTCGCATAGACACATAAGCCCAGAGGGAGAAAGCCTCTTCCCACTGAGCCTTGTGATTTCCAATGCTGTCCACCTTTGTGTGATGTTCCAAGATAGTGATTCTCTGGTTCATTTTGCCGATTTCCATCAAATGATTCCCTCCCTCTGCTCGAAAAGAAGAGAACGGAGTGTCAGTGTGAGTTTCTTGAAATCCGCAGTATTACGGTTTTCATAAAGATAGGACACCGTGAACAGCATTGCTGTCCGTGTGGTGTCCTCGTTTTCCTCAAGTTCTGTTTCACTCATACGACCGACATCCATGCAGAGTTTCTTGGCAGTCAGCAGAAGTTCCTGAATCAGCTTGTCATCTTCACAATGGTCAACACGGAGATAGTTTTTTGCTTCTGCCAGACTAATCATGATTCATCACGCTTTCATTGTGAGAACCTTGACTGCCTCCGGAAGAATCAGCTTGCCGTCAACTCTCTGGCTTGCAAGGAAACCAATTTGACCGTTCATTGCGAACAGTTCATTCAGTCTCTTGAAACTTCTGCCTTGTCTGTCAGCGACCCAATAGTATGAGAAATCGCCAAAAGCCATACACTTTGCACCTGCATCAATTTCAGGTACATAGGAAGATGTGTAATAAGGACGATTGAAGATTGTATCGGGAATACCTGCGGAAACAGACGGCTGCCAGATGTAGTTTCCGTTGCTGTCTTTAAGTTTGCGGAGAGCCTTGACCGTGCTGTCATTCAGTACCCACACAGCCTTTTTGCGGTAAGGACTTCTAAGGGAGTAGAACAGTTCCATCACATCGTCAAAAGTGATAGCCGCACCTGCGGTTGTTGCTCCGGCAGATGCACCGCCTGTTGCCGCAAAGATACCTGTAGGCTTGCCTGTACCGTCACCGACAAAGAATGCCTCTTCTTCCTTTGCACCGATTCTTCTCGCAAATTCACGGGCAATGTAAGAGGGCATATCAAAAGCAGAATCGTTGAGCAGCTCCTCGGAAATCTTGATAGCTGTGCCGAGTTTGTAAGCAGAAAGTGAAGTCTGACCGAAAGCATCATCGGAGAGTGTGTATGCCTCTTCTTCATCGAGCCACTTTGCCTCACCCTTGGAAGTCACAACCGGAATCTTGCGGTCACCGTTAGATGTTTTGATAACAGTAGCAAGTTTACGGAAGATATTTTCTTCTTCGAGAGCTTCAATGAGTTTTCTTTCAAACTCGTCCGGTACAAGATAGCCGCCTTCGGAATCCGTACCAACTTCGAGGTCGTTGCGTACATCGTAGTAGTTGCGGTTGCGGATGCTGTTCCAGAAAGCTGTGCTGTATTCCGCAGAGGCTGTGCCTGTCTTTGCTTTGTCTGCCTTTGTATCATTGGGCTTTCCAATAATCGGTGCAGAGGTAGGCTTGTTCATTTCAGCCTCGATTTCAGCCTGTCTTTCGAGTCTGCCGATTTCCTTGCCGAGGTCAACAATCTGCTTTTCAAGTGCATCATAAGTCTTGGCATCCTCATCACTGAGAGTGCCATTTGCATTTCTCTTGCTGTCGAGAAAAGCACGGGCAGTGTCCCATGCTTTCGCTCTTTTTTCTCTGAGTTCCTGAATCGTCATCGTAACATTCCTCCATTTCAATATTTCAGCAGTTCCAGCCTTTTTTCAAGCTGTGCTACTGGTGTACCTGTTGTTGTATCTGCGGAAACCTTCTGCAAGAAACTCCCCATCGTCCTTGACGGAGAATAAGCCATTGAGGGAAGTTTATTTTCTTCCTTTTCAGATTCTTCCTCTTTTTCAGGCTCATCTTCCTCCAGTTCCTCTTCTTCAAAGGGGAGTTTTCTCTCTGAAAACAGAATACCGTCTACAAATCCGAGCTGTTTTGCTTTCTTGGCATTGAACCATGTTTCCTCGTCCATAAGGTGAGAAAGTCTTGTTCTGGAAAGATGTGTCTTGTCCTCGTAGGCATTTAGAATAGTTTCCTTGACCTCTTCCAAAAGTGAGATAGCTTTCTCCATGTCAGCCTTGTTACCCATAGCCACCGTACTGGGGTTATGAATCATCATCATGCCAGTCGGACTGATAAGCGTTTCATCACCCGCCATTGCCACAACAGAGGCAGCAGAGGCGGCAAGACCGTCAATCTTGACTGTGATTTTCCCCTTATGGCTGCGGAGCATGGTATAAATCTGACTTGCGGCAAACACATCACCGCCGGGACTGTTAATCCAGACCGTGATATTGCCTGTGTGTTTCTTGAGTTCAGATTTGAACATAGCAGGAGTGATTTCATCACCATACCAAGTTTCACTTGAAATTGCTCCGTCAAGATACAGTTCAGATTCTCCTGTATCCTCGTTCTTCACCCAATTCCAGAACTTATTCATATGCGGATTCCTCCTTTTATTTTCAAAATCAGAATTTTCTTCTTTACCAAACTTATCAAACCACTCATTAATGATACTCTCCCACGCTTCCTTATCTGGTCTTGAATTATCTTGAGCTAATCTTTCTAAACATTCATCTTTTGTAGCAGAAATAAATATTTCTTCAGTTTCCATATCTTGCAAAATTTCTTTTATGGAATCTGTTATCCACCTACATTGAAACCAAAAAGTCTCTGCTTCCTTAATTTTTTTTGCCCAGTTAATAATCGACCTTCTAAATTGCAGTATCACATAATGTGCAATATGTCTTTCTGTAAGATGTTTGTTTCTTGTTGTTATTGCACAAAGTATCGCATCATAGTCAAAAATGATATCATTCTGTTCTGCGTGTTCACTAACATAGGTACTTTTTCCGCTACATGGGCATCCATAAATAACTTTTACTACCATTTAGGACTCCTTTTCTGCGAATGCTCCAGCATCAGCAAGTTTAGTGAATGAACCGTTTACCAGATACAAATTGCCACCGAGTTCATCAGGAATCTGGTTCATATCTTCCAGTTCTCTGATGTCGTTGGCATTCATCCAGCCGTTCTGTCTTGCTGTAGCATAGCCTTGCATTCGGCTTGCATAGTCACCACGGAGCAGACCTTCCACATTGAACTTGATAAAATAAGTGCCTTTTTCCGAATCAGAAAGAAGTGCTTTCTGCATGGACTGCTCCCAGCGAACTATCCAAGGGTCAAGCGTGTACTTTACAAATTCAAGCGACTGCTGCTCAATGTTGCTGAATGTAGCGTGTTCCAAATCACCAATCAAATGCAGAGGCACTCTGTACAAACGAGCAATTTCTTCAAGCTGAAACTTCCTCGTTTCGAGGAACTGTGCCTCGTTATTTGGAATCGAAATCGGTGTGTACTTCATGCCCTCCTCAATGACTGCTACCTTGTGAGAATTTCCTGAACCGTAGGCTTGCCTCCAAGCGTTACGCACCTTTTCAGGGTTCTTGATAACACCGGGGTGTTCAAGTACACCTGACGGACTTGCACCGTTTGCAAAGAACGATGCACCATATTCCTCACAGGCAAGGGAAATGCCGAGAGCATTTTTTGCCATTGCAATTGGTGAATAGCCGACCAGACCGTCAAAGCCTAATCCGGGAATGTGCAATACATCTTCCGCACCAAGAACAATGTCACCCATTTTCTTGACATTCGGATTGGCTTCATCGTATCGGCTGTAAATATAAATCAGTCTGTTCTTATCGTCACGGTCAACCTTTACACAGTCTGGCATAAGCGGATACAGCCCGACAACCTCACCTCTGCCGTTGCGGATAATCTGTGCAAACGCATTTCCGTAAATCAGTAAATGGCTCATCAGCGTTTCCCTGAATACGAATGAGGTCATTTCAGGGTTAGGCTGGTCATGGAGCAAGAAATAAAGCGGGTGCTTTGGCACTCGCTCTTTTCCGTTGTCTGTGTATTTGTAAACGTGAAGAGGCAACTGTGCAATCGCCTCTGACAGCACTCTCACACAGGCATAAACCACAATGTGCTGTAATGCTGTCTTGTCCGTGACTCTCTTTCCGGCATTGCTCCTGCCAAAAAAGTAGGTATAGGACGGGCTGTCATAGCTGTTTTTAGGCTTATCCCGTGACCGGAACAATCCGCTGAAAATACCCATAGTCATCATCTCCTATCCATGTTTGACACGGTCTTGAACCTCCTCACGCTTGGCATTGTTAAAACGGTCAAGCGTTCCTACGAGGTAGCCTGTGATTCTGCGTATCCGTTCAAACGGAACAGAATCATACTTGTATTTCAAATCCACAAAGTCACCGTCAAGATGTATTTCCAGTTCTTCGATGATTTTGTCAGGATTTTTGCTTTTCACATAATCTGCATAGGCTCTCTGTTCCTGTTCAGCAACAGAGCCACCGATAACGGTTATCTTCATATCATCATCTCCGCTATATGACAAAAAGGTCACGTTCATCATAGATGCTTTCCGCTGTTTCTGCTCCGCACCGGATTGCACGGTCAAGAGCCATAATGGTGGCAACAGCTCCGTCAATTTTCTCCGTGGATTTTTCCTTGTCAGGCTTAATATTTCCGGCAGGGTCGGTCTTGATGAAAATATTGTCCATCATCCAGCGGAGAACAGGGTGTCCACCGTGAGCAATCTGCCGATTCAGAACAAGTCTCATCAGTTCTTTAGTCGGCGGTGACATATCTTTATAGCCCTGACCGAACTGAACCATTGTAAAGCCCAGTCCTTCAAGGTTCTGACTCATCTGCACAGCACCCCAGCGGTCAAATGCGATTTCCTTGATATAAAAACGCTGACCAAGTTCATCAATAAAATTTTCGATAAATCCATAATGCACGACATTTCCTTCGGTAGTCATCAAAAAGCCTTGCCTCTGCCAAATATCGTAAGGCACATGGTCACGTCTAACACGAAGGTCAAGCGTTTCTTCCGGTAACCAGAAATAGGGAAGTATACTGTATTTGTCCTCTTCATCAACAGGAGGAAAAACAAGCACAAAAGCCGTGATGTCAGTGGTGGAAGAAAGGTCAAGACCACCATAACAAACACGACCTTCGAGCTGTTTCTCTGATACACTGAAATTGCACAAGTCCCACTTCTGCATTGGCATCCAGCGGACTGACTGTTT